CCTTAGAAAATAGACCAGAACACAAAGCATACATAATAAATTTGTTAATCTTTTTCATACCAGGGGACTCACAAAGGCTCTTAAAGCGCTTATGAGAATCTTTCCCGGCATTGACATAATCCATGAAATCAGCTTGTGTCTCCATATTATCACTAAAAGCTTCTTGAACGCGATCCATTAAAGATAAAGTAATAGAATCACCTCCATTGATACTCTTAACGAAAGTAGCTACAGCGACAGCTTGCATTTTATAAGTGCTAGCATCGCTAAGTTGATAGGCCAAGAAGATAACAGATTCAATAAGGGAAGTCCCACATCGAATGAGTGGGACACCCATGAGATCTTTTACATCATCAGAAAGAAGACCTTGAGTACGATAATGAGGACGCCTATGAAACTTACGTGTAGAACCAAAAGGTATTACTCGAGATTGAAGTCTAGGACGTAATAACAAACGTGTCTGCAAGCGAATATGATATCGCTGCAATTCCTCGAAACAATAAATACCATAGCTCATCACAGCAATCCATATAAATAACCACAAAAGTGGTGATAAGGTGGCCAATTGATGAGATATGAGAGGTAAACACGGAATAATAATAAAACGAAGATACCGCCATATAAAAACAAGTAACCTCCTAAGGGGCTGCAAATACAAACATGCAAACAAGAAACATACAATAATAAGATCAAATAAGACAACATATAAAACAGCAGAGGTGCTCTGGTTAGACAATTGCAATATAAAATTGTCATAAGCAAAGACACTTTCAACATTGAGAAGAAAGATCAAAGACATCAACATAAGGGGGGCACTCAGCCGATTTACAATTTTTTCAGTGATTGAGAACAACGGGAAACTATTACAAAACATATTGTGATTGATAAGGGGGTGAACTATGCACAGAAGGTTTCCCAATAATTCCTTACTTACAAAATCAAACAATAGAACAAAAACGCGTTGCGAACCGTATACGCCGCAAGACGTGTTATTAACTTGAAAATGTGAAGAAGAGGGAAAAATGGATGCACACCTGTGGTACGTTCATCAGCCCAGGATAAAAAGTTTCATCTCAATATCTAGACAAAATCCAACGAAGGACGATATCGATGGTATCTAAATAAAAAGGAAAGAGTAATACATATGGGTATACCAGCCTAAAATGGTTTGTAAAATATACATAGGGGTATATTAGCCTAAGCTTTAAAATGTCGTCTACAAGTATAAATTTTGACAGAAAATTTACAAACTCGAAAGAAATGACTCACATTTCTGTAACCAGTGGGGTTACGATGGGGGGTGTTTAAGTAAAATGACACGAACTGGTAAGTTCGGCAAATTTAAATAAAAGATAGTTTATAGTCACTTTTCGGTGAACAAGGGGGTATAGATTATTTTTAGAGCGCTTCACAGCGCTTGCCAGAAAATCCATGCTATAAATAGTAATAAAATATTGATTTAATCAAATAAATTACTACATAAATATCATGAACAAGTTGCAGGCAGTGCAACTATAAATTACGGTGGAAAATATCC